CGGCCACGGCTCGACGATCCACTCTCTCACCGCGCCCCAGCCGGCCGCAGGCTTCTTCCCGATGGCGGGGATATAGGAAAGTAGGTCGCGCACCTTCTCGATGGTTCCGTAGCCGTAAAACTCCACGTCGCCGATTGTGTGGATAGTCTGCGGCATGCGGTACGCCCGCATCGTACCGGAGCCCGTGGAGATTTTCCCGCCGCCGTCAAGATACTCCATGTGCCGATCCCACGCCGGCCGCTTGTTCCAGTATTCGATTTGCACGCCGTAGTCCTCATAGAAGCCCACGGATGCGGCATACCGATTCCCGGGGAGCTGGCGAAGGGGAAGGCCGAAGCGGAGGTGTTTGTCTACTTCGGCCTTTTCTCCTGTAATGACTTCCGGGGCGTATTTAAGGAACCAAGCGTGGTAAAGGATGCAATCCAAAAAGAAAAGCCCGTCGGCGGTATTCACACGGCCGTCAACGAGCTTGCAAATAACGCGGAAAGGTTCTGTTTTTGATTTCATTCTACGCCCCCGCTTTCCAGCAGCTTTACGAGCTTGGCTTTGTTGCCCTCGAGATACTGGTTATATAGGCTTCGTAAGTGGAAGTCATACTGCTCCTTAGCCTCCTTCGCCGGCTCCGCGAGAGCGAGTTTGCCGTTTTCGACAAGCATGAACGGCTGCCGTTCTCCATCGGCTACGATGCGGAAGTCCGCGTCGACGAGGCCGAAGCCCTTCCCGGACATGCCGCCGAGATATGGCCGCTGCGCCCAGTTCCAGATTGACGCAACCAGTGCGCCGAGCTCAAGCTCGCCGCAGGTGATTGAGAGGCTGTGCCACAACTGCACGCCGGGAATGAGAACCTCTGCGGTGTAACGCATCTGCGTGGTCGGCTCGTCCCGTTTCTTGTCGTCGTCGACGTCGCCATCGAGCAGATTCATGCCCCGGGCTATGTACCGGTCGCCCAGGAGATCTTTGCTATCATCCTTGCGGCTGAAGCTGATTTCGTCTGTCATCTTCCGCCAGCTCGTGGCCTGTGCGCTGTAGTCGATGCCTTCAATCCCGGGCGGGATTATGCCGGTCGTCTCGGCGCAGACGGGGAAAGCAAACGTCTGCACGATTTTACCGGATAATATCTGATTGCCGACGCCGCCGCCGAAGATGGAGAGGAAGGGAAGCGTGGCGCGCAGGGCTTTTGCAGCGTCTACATCGACCTTCTGGTCGCCGGAGATAGAGCCGCCGGTAAACAAGAGATGAAATGTCTTCTTCGGCACCTGTACCCCGCCGAGGCGTTCGAGCAGATAAACGGCGCCGGCATCACGCCACGCGCCGCGGATGGCGTTGCCGGAATAGGCGAATACTTCCACCGGCTTGCCATTGTTCAGCACGCGGACGGTGTTCAAAAACGTCTCAGTGCTTTCGCTTTCCCCGATATGGGAAAGCGGCTGCTTCAAAGTGTATACAGTCTCAATGTGATACGTCTTGTCCATGCTTCTAATCCTCCGTTTTCTCGATAATCATCGTTGATTCAAACGGCTTTTCACGCTCAAGTCGGTCTCGGACCAGTAGGATAATGCGCTGCGTCTGTTCGTATAGGGCGTTGACGACTTCCTGCTGGTACTCCGCCGACGCCTCGGTGATGGAAATCATGAAGTCGCGCGGTTCATCTTCGCGCCCGCGGACTAAAATCGCCCCGTCCTTAAATTGGACGGCGTTCATGGCGATAATCCCGGTCTTCGTCCAGCGCGGGTTGATGGTGCCGCAGCCCATCAACGGCTTGAAGTTCCTCAGAAACCCGCCAATGTCATCTGCTCGCTTTGAAGCTCTGCGGACGAACCTTTCGATTTGCTCCCACATGTCGTAGCCGCTCGGGCCGCGCCGCGGGCCCCGGCTGCGGTAGACGGCGTAGACGAGGAGCGCTCCTGCGGCGATGTGTTCGTTTTCCGTGTCAAACCCAAATAGCATATAGCTTCCTCCTCATTCATTTTTTGAGCGACGTGCAGGCATAAGGCAAATTGCCGCGTGCCCGCGCGTTCCTCCAGTTTTGCGGCGATGATGTCGGCCGCGCCGACGCCAAAGTCTTTGATTCTGTCGTACCGGATTTTCCTCCTTTCGATTTCGTCTTTGGTGAATCCCAGGCCACGCAGAGCCTCGCACAGCAGAATATCCTTTTCCGCCTCCGCCCGATTGACCTGCACACGCTCCTCCTCGAACATGCAGAAGAAATTCTCGCGGCTATAGGACGTCAGCGCTTTGATTGCCAGATGCTTTTTCTGCGAGACGGCGCAGACCATCACGAACGGCGGATCTGGCGGGCTGATTATGAAGTCCCGCAGCTCCGCGCGATTGCAGATGCGGAGCTGCCGATCGGCAACGAAGGAATAGCGGAACAGTGCGCACCGGCGAGCCGACACGTTCAGAAGCATCGTAAAGGCGCAGGCGGTGCAGATATGGCTTGACCCGGGCGCTTTATGATAGCCCCAGTCGGTATAGCTGTCCTTAAGCATGTGCTTTGCCGGTATGCCGCCGCTGGCGTCAGCTCCGCAGATAAGGCACCGGCCAGTCCAAGCCGCGTCATAGTGTTCGTGCTGCAACGGGTCGAGGAAATCGCAGATTGTGTCTACTGCGGCGCCTTTCCCGTCGGAGGTGTGGTAGATTATCGGGCGGGGAGTGTTCAGCCAAGCGTTATAGACAATTTGTGTGGGTGTCACTATGTCACCTCCTTTCTGGAAACATTAACAGCCCCTCCCATCTGGATCGGGAGGGGCTGTTTAATATGATAAAGTGCTGGGGGATGTCATTTAGTTATACCGCCTGTATGACATAGGCTTGCGGCGTGGACAGGTTTATTTTTGCGAAAGATTCGCCACCATGAATTGCGGCGATATGACCCCCGTCCATCATTATCGCCTTCTCAAGGCCAAGCTGCTTGGCGAAGGCATTGACCTCTGAGGCGGTTTTATTTTTGCAATAGATAAGGTATATGTGCCCGTTCTTCACGCCCAGCATGGAGTGATTGGTGCGTCTAAGAACATCGGCGTACATACCCATAAAGCCCTCGGCTGTCGGGTTGTAAAGGTCGAGGAGGCCGAGGCCGCCGACGGCCCACGAAATGCCGGCGGGAAGTTCCGAGACGTGCTTGACTCTCTTGATACCGAATGCGCCCGTTTTCAATCGGTAAAGGACAGTTTCGGGATAGCCTTCTTTGTAATGGCAGGCATATTCGCGGACGACGGCTCCGTTCGATATTAAGATTGAGACGGGCGCCGGGCCGCCTACTGCCTGATTGACATAGAAGCTCCCGTTGATGGCATTTGCATAGTTTAACAGCGCCTTTCCGCGTGCGGCGAACGGATAAATCTCGCGCGCGATGATAACCGGCGCGTCGTAAATCTTCATCGTCACGGGGAACGCATCGGCCTTGAGAATGCAGGCGATGTCCGAGATGGTTTGCTCCCCGATGATGCCGTCCTGTATCGCGCCGACAGCCTTCTGGATGCCCTTGATTAACTTAATCTCATTCGCCGTACTACCCTTGACGTTATTCATCCGTTTTTCATCCTTTCAGCGAGCGCCGCCCATGTTACAGGGCCCACGATGCCGTCGACGCCGATTTTCGCGTCCGACTGGAATGCGCGGACGGCAGCGTCGGTTTTTACGCCGAAGATGCCGTCCGGCATGCCGCATTTGAATCCGAGACGGTTAAGGATTTTCTGCAAGCGTTCGACTTCGCGCATGACGTGCCCTTTCTTTAACAGCGGGCGGCTATCGGGGATCGGCGGGTAGGGAATAGCGCCGGTGTAAAGCGGCATCGGCGGCGGGTATTTCTTCGCGCGCACCATGTCGCCAGTATATGTACCATGTGCGTCCCATTGGAAATGAGGCTTATCCACCAGCGACTTCCAGTCTCCGCCCCATGTGAAGCCTATTGCCTTCCCGATACGCCCCGCAGACTCCCAGAACTCAACGTCGCTGTACTCACGCCCGACGACATTGAGGCAGATGTCATACGCAAGCCCCGCGTGTTCCGAGTGAAACGACGGTGTTTTGGCATCAGATTTGCCTTCGTTGTAATACCTGAGCTGTTCTGCATCCGTGCGCGTTGTTTCAACGCACAAGACAGGATATCCCTCCGCCTCAATGAACGCCTTGTGTATGTAGAAGTTTGCCTCCACGTCGTAGCGGAGGAAGTTAACGTTTCTACTCATTTTTCTGCCCCTCGTCACTTTTCTTCCGAAGCACCTCTAAGGCATCTTTCAAGAATTTCGGATAAGGCACACCCATCAAGCCGACGTTTTCAAGGATTGAGATGCCCTCATTGGCGCAGAAGAAGATAATAGCGGCGGTGCGTATGTAACTACCTCCAACGAGCTTGTCCAAATACACAGCAACCAGCACAACGAGAAGCTGCGAAAACTTCCGCACAATGCCCTTGAAGCCAGCTCTGCTTTCAAGTGCTCCGTTTTCCGTCTTTTTCGATTTCTTGAAAACGCCCGCAACAATCATGCCGGTGAGATAGTCGATTGCCATAAACACAAGGAGCGTCAGCAAAGCACTATCCCACCCTCCCAAAATGTTCGCAATGCCGCTACCAACAGCGGCAAATGCGACGATAATCCAGTTCTTTATGGCGTTTGTATCCACAGCCAACACCTCCGAATAGCATAAAAATACCGCTAGATGGGCGGTTATCCCTGCAAGAGTCGCATAAGCTGCGCAAGTTGTTTTTCCATATACGTCATCTGAGCAAGGCTTATGACGAACACATCTTTGTATACAGCAGGTGAATTAGGCGTCTCCGGTGAGACTTCTTCACGTTCAATGGCACGCTTTACGGGTACAGTGTAGTCTGCGTATACATAAGATTCTGCAATCTCTCTAGTGACCAGTTCTCCGTTTTCCTCGATGGTTTCAACGCGCGTGTCCTCAACAACGATTTCGTCCGCGCCGGTGAAAAGCGCGACGGTTGCGTCGAAACTACGCCCCTCGGCGTCAATTTTGAACGTCAAAATATCGCGGTACGCATTTTGGTAATGCTGTTTCGTGCCATAGACCTCGCCCGTCAACTCCGTGCCGTTTATGATGATTTTTGCCATATTTACCCTCCTTATGATTTACGCCACACGCCACCGACTTTGACGTGTACTTCGTCGATTGTGCGCCATACGCCGTCAATTTTAACTGAGCCGTCAGAATAAGCGCGGCTTACGCCGTCCACGCGCGGGTAAATGCTTGGCGGTGTGTGCCACCGGATGATATAAGCGCCGTCGGTATCCGGTGTATCAGATACCAAGATTCCAGCGTCCAGTTCCAAAGCCGGCCGAATGCCAAGGTAGCCATAGTACGCCTCTCTATAGTACGCGCCATAGTTCCCGTCGCCCGTGCCGTTCACGCCGACATACCGCACGTCGTCCGAGTTGTCCAAAAAGTAGGTGCACGGGGTTCTTAACCACCAGCTCCAGGGCGACGAAGCGTTTAGGCTTTCGCTTTTATATTCGGACCTCGACACCGCTTCGGCCGTCGGATATGCTATCCGACTGTTGTCGTCGCTAAAAAGGTCCCATTTCGAACCTTCGGCAACGCCTTGTTCGTTTGACAGGCCGACTTCGGTTCTCGAAAGCAAATATACCTTTCTGGTTATGTCCTCATGCCCTCCGCCGCCGGTGGAGGTTCTCCTTGCAACCCTGATCGTGGTATCCAGGATCGCATTCCGTAAGGCTTCTTCGAAATTAAAAAGAAAACCGGCTTCAGCGTCGTAGTCGTTATAACCCGACCAAACGTTCGCATTGTTAGGCGGCGCGTCGTAGGAATGCCTTTTAGAATACCAGGCCCCAGCACCTGCCGCGCTATTAAGCCATTGGTCAATATTTGATACGGAATAACGATTGTTGCCGTTAGTCTGTTGGTATCCGTCCGGGTTGCTGGGTTCTCTTGCGTCGAAGCATTTCAAGGTAATAATCTTTTCGGTTATCAGCTTCGTCCGTCCGTTTGCTGTATCCTGATGCCCGACAAGCCAACGGATTACCACGCCGTTGTAAGTCGTGCCTAACGACTTCACTACCGCGCCAACGGGGAGACTGCCTATCGTTGCCATGCCGCCGCCCCCTTACAGGTACTTAATCCAGATTTCACCGTTGTTGCCACCCGAAGGGGCAGACGTAGACAGGACGACGTTGCGGATTTGCGGCGTGGTATAGCTCGTGTTGCTCTGCGCTGTGGCGATGCCAGTAAACGTGCCGCCGGATTTGGGCATGTAATCGCTATGCGTATGCCCGGATGTCGCCGCGCCGATGTCCGCTGGCGTGAGCGCGTCTGAGCCGCCTGTCTTATGCGTTGAGGCGTGCGCCGTCGGTATCATGCTGGCGGGGAAATCGGAAATTTGGCTTTTTGTATGCGTGTGAGACGCGGCCGCCGCCCCAACATCCGTTGCCGACAGCGATACGTCAGCGGTCAGAGACTTTCCGTTGATTTTCCGCGTTGTCGGCACGGCCCCGATGTCCGCAGGCGTCGTCCCGTGAGGATTGCCCGTAGTTTGGCTATGGTCGTACGCAATTTTTCCGCGGTCGCCGCGGTATGCCGTGGACGCCGTCTCGCCCAATGCAATACTCGGCGATATTTCGACGTAACTGCTACCACTCCACCGATAGGTTTTGTTAGTATCGAGGGCGACGTAAATTTTGCCCGTCTCGCCGGTCGCGGGAAACGCAGACATGCTCGTATATTCAAGTACGTCGTCCACATAAGACGGAAGCTGCGAGCTCGGAACCTTTCCCGTTTCGTCGAGTTCGGCGACACCGTAGGCGACACCTTTAAGCGATACAGGAATCGCGCCGACGTCTGTCGCAGTCAGCGAGATGTCGTCTGAAAGCGCCTTGTTATTGATTTTTCGCGTCGTCGGCACGCCGCCGAGATTGGCAAGCGCATTTTGCGCGTTATTCGCGCCCGTGCCGCCCGCCGCGATGGGAAGCGTTCCCGCCTGCAACATACCGCTAGAGCCCGTATAAATGGCATTGTTCGCCTGCGTTCCGATTTTCCCGTCGTTGGTGATGGCGCCGTGGCCGTGGTTCGATGTAGCCGCGCCGACATCAGCCGCGGTCAGAGTAATATCGGCAGAAAGCGCCTTCCCATTTACCTTTCGGGTATCTGGCACAGGGGTATAGCCAAGAGCGTCCTGCTTGCCGTTCCATGCGGCAATCTGCTCGTCGGTCACCGTCCGATGCGTGGAATCGTCAGTCAGGTCAGCGAGCTTGCCGCTGAAAGCGACGGTCTTCAAATCGGCGAAAAACTTCTTGATTTTCCCGAACATCACGGCAAGCGTCTCGCCCGTGCCGATATTCTGACGATTCGCGGCTTCGGTGAAGGTCACGGTCAAATCCTTGCCGTCGCCGGTCTTGTCGAGCTTCGGAGCAATTCCCGCATCAAATTCCTCACGGCTCACAACCGCCGACGTGTTAATATTGACTTCAAGAGTCCCCGTGTTGGACATTTCGAGGAGCGCATAAAAGGTATAGACGAAATCCGGCATTTCGCTTTGCGCCGGGATCGTAATGCCTGCAGCGTCCTGAAACAGCGCGAGCAGAACAGGCGAGCCGCTACCGATTTTCGCCCAAATGCCGATTTGGTTAAGCGTGTAGCTTGTATTATGCGCAGTTATCTGAATCTGGAAGCGCCGCCCGTTGGATACGGGCATTTCTCCGATGATGTCAAACGTCTGTTTTTGGTTTACGAGCGCCGTTTGCGCTAATATAGCCTCAGGCGGCACTGTTCCCGTGCCGCCCGTCGCGCCCGTGATGGTTAAAGTCGTACCGGCCACCCACGACGCCAAAAGCGCCTTGCCGGCGTTGGTAATGGCCGAGTTCTCCCACATGGTAATCCCCCCATTGAATTAGAAATAGCGCGCGGTCGCCGACATCACAGCGGAACAACCAATGCACGCCGCCGCCGCGTATGCCTTCGCCGCGCCGCCGGAACCGTAGTATTCGATTCCATCAAGCACGGAGCGGAGATTTTTATAAAAATCAATGAGCGCGATGATGCGCTCATGCTTTGAAAGGTCGAGGCTTGACTGGTCTACAGGGATAGAGATGCGGAAATGATACGGTTGACCGCCATATTCAAACCATTCGCTGACGGTCGTACCGGAGTATATCGCCGAGAGGGCCGTGCGAACGGCGTAAGGCGTACCGAGATGGCGATGGACATGCCAGCTTGACTTTAACGTCTCCCGCTTTTCCTCGACGGTCAGCGAAGAGTCCCACCAGTCCACCTTGAAATCATAAGCTAGTAGGTCGAGAAGGTCTTCCGGCAGCTCGTCAATCCGTGTGTATATTTCGATTTTGCGCGTGTCGGCTATCAATTCGGATAGCACCTTAGCAACCGCCGTTGCAAGCGCAAGCATCCGCTCGTCCTGCAACAGAACGTCGGGAAATGAGCGCAACAGATTTTCCGGCGTCAGCCCGTTATTCATCTTCATACCCTCCGTTCGTCACCGTCACCGTACCGACAACCGCGACTTCCGGCGGATCTCCCTCGCTTCCGTCGCTCAATTCCGTAAATGTCGGCGAGGTCAATTCGACGCGCTTGATGCCGGTCTGCATCAAAAGGCCGATAAGATAGGACGGGTTGATATCACGCCCGAGGCGCGAGTGTTGCCATTTGATGTATTCGTCCACCGCTGCATCCACCGCCGCCTCGATTTCCGATGGGCTTTTCGTCGTATTGCGCGGGATGTAATAGGTCAGGTTGATGTCGTATGACACTGTGACCGGATCTGCAACGGTCACATGGTCGGTAAGAGGACGCACCGTTTCGTCGCTACAAGCGGCGAGCACGGCGTTTTTGATTTCCGCGCCTGCCGGCGTCCCGTCGTTCATAAGGACATATAGCTCGACTTCGCCAGCTTCAGGCGATATAGCGACGACGTCCGCGATTTCCGTTGAGACTTTCTTCGCGTGATATATATAGCTCCCGCGGGCGCCTGCGGTTGAGAACGCGTCCTGACTGGCCCGCAGCCGCTCATAAAACTCGGCATCCGTGGCAACGTCCGCGCCGCCCGCCGATGTCGTGATGTTTTCGCATGAGTCGTAATATGGGAATACATCTATCGCCGTGTTGATCTGTCCCGGCGTATATCCGTTCCCCGCAGCTCCGGGCGTCTGGCAGCGCGCCTGTACTTCGGCGGATATCTGCCCGATTCCGACGTAAACATCCTCGACAGTTTCCCATACAAGGGTATTTTTAGTATCCGTTACGCGCGTCCCGGCGGGGATCAGCACTGCCGATGTCTGCGCCTCGGAGATGTTAAAGCGCATCGTGCACACGGCTGGCTGCGCCAGCGGACGCGAGGCATTGAAAAAAAGCTCGCCGAGGGCGTCGAGGTTTTCGCCCGTCGCCCTTGACGGGATGCTTTGGTTGCCCACAAAATTCAAAATGACTCTCTCATGGATTATTATGTCAGCAATTACTTGAAGAAATAGCCGCTCAGGGCTTGCCGGAGCCACAGTCGTCCCCGTTATCTGCTCATAAGTAGCGATAAGCTGAGAAACAAGCTGTTCAGCGTCAGTCGTGACGAATTTATACTCCTTCATCTATCTCAACCTCCACTACAGGGACAAGCCTGTCAGGACTTCCCCGTTCGGCAATAAAACGCACATTAACCACCTTCGCCCTCGGCTCGTAGTTCTGGATAGCTTCGACTATCTCGGAAATTATAAGCGGTTGCGCCACATTGAACGGCTTGTCCACAAAGTTCATTGGCAGGCCGAAATCCCGATACATCGGCACGGAGCCCTGCCGCGTTGAAAGGATTATAGCCACGTTTTGCAATATCGAGCGCACCTTGTCCGATTCCATAAGGCGAAGGCGCCTTGCATCGTTTGCTGAGACTTCAAATGTCATCGTCTATCCCCTCACGACTGCAAATATTCCAATAGCTCTATGAATACGGTCGCGCCGGTAAGGTTGCCGCGCTTGTCGTAAGTCTGCGCCTTGATTTTATGGGATTTAATCGTCCAGCGATACTTCCCATAAACCTTGTCGCCGATCACAAGCGGGACGGGCCGCCCTTCGCGTTCATACTGCCAGATTTTATTTATGTCATCCATCGGGCTAACGCTAAGGTAAGCCGACAGGTATATGTCGATAGAGATTGTGTCAGGCGCAAGCCCTGTAAATTCGGTCAATGCATTTTGTAGATGCCGGCTGTGCGTTGCGTACAATGCGGAGCCGGCCCATGTCATGTTGTTGATGGTTTTAACCGACTTAGAGGATACTTCAAAGACAATTTCGCCGAGACATCCCACCTGCATATTAAATCACCCCCAAAACAAAACCATCACCATTGAAAACGGGGAGATATAGAACTAAAACCGTATCATTGACTTTCGGCATCCAATAGGACAAGGTCGCGCTATGTTGATGCTCTCCGCTCTCTGTCGTCGGAAGTCCTGCGCCGTCATCATGCGTATGCTTTCCAGCGCTCGCGACGTTCACCGCCGCACCCGGCGTTTGGATAACGTAAAGCCAGCCCGACACGATATCCATGTCGGGGAAAATAACACGAGCGCGGCGACGGCCTGCGTCAACCGCGCTCACTGTTCCGACTCTGACGAGGTTTTCGAGGATACTGTCCATTAATACCCCTCCAGCACGCGGCGCAACCGCGCGCGTGTTATGTAGCCTGACGCGCTGACGGAATGCTCCGCCTGCGTGACAAGATATTTTCCGTCCCACGCGCCCCACCCCGACAGATTCACTATCACGCCCGCTATGATGTCAGGATTTCCTGCCATCGTGAATTGCGCCGTATACTCGAATTTGTTTTTTAGGCGGAGCATTTTTTGAGCAAATGCCTCGGCTTCCGCGACGCTCGCAACTTTCGCTGTGGCGTTGAGGATTTGGTTGTTTTTGCTGTCAGGGTCATAATCTTCGGCGTAAGCCATGCCTTGTATTAGCCGCCCCGTCGCCGGGTCAACATAGGACACGCGGCAGGCATCGTATTGCCGATCGGCCTCGCCTGTAAGCAGTTTATATTTTGTATACGGACTTGCGCCGCGCTTTATGGTATAGATGGCCGGTTGCTTTTCGTATTTGGACTGATCGAAAAGCACGATTGCGTTATTCGTCGCCTTGAGTGAGATGCCGGCGTTGCGGCATAGGCGGGATAGGAAGTCAATGTCGCTTATTTTGGCCTGCTCAGTACGTTCATAATACGGATTGTGCTCTGACTCATAGATGCAGGCCATGCCGTTTACCCGCGCGATTTCCTGCGCTATCTGTTTCAGCGTGTATGACTCCCACGCCCTGCTTTTCCGCATCTGCCTTATTTGCGCGCGGAAAGGAAGGGCCGTTCCCTTGATGACGACGGTCGCGCCGGGGCCGCTTGCCTCGACGCTGTCAAGTTCAAATTGACCGCATTCAAGGACGCGGTCTTTCCCGTCGCCGAACCAGTTCTTTTGAATGATTGTCGCCTGTATGCTTAACCCCTTCGTTGTGGACGACGCAGAAGACGGTGTCGCCCCCTGTTGGATATACGCCGCGCTGACATACGCCTCCTCGCCGTTGTAACGGATTTCCGCCCATCCGTTTTCTATTTTGACGACATCGACGCGCGCGCCGTAGGCAAGCGCGCCGATTTTTTTATAGTCAGTCCCCGGCCCGCTTCGGACATTAAGCCCGCTTTGCGCAGTTACATAATATCCGCTTTGCCCTCCGGCCGGAGCCGGTGACGAGGCCGCCGCCTGCACCGCATCGTTGAGCCATTTCGTCATCCAGACGGCATCACGGTCTTGCAATTCGATTTGCAGGTCGTCGGCTTCGCCTTCTTCATTGTCCGTATAGGTCAATGACAAAAGGTAATTGCGCATGGATGCCGTAATATTGACACCCGCAAAATAGATTTCGACATCCGTGCGCCTAGCCAGTTCGCGGCCACTCATCCTTGCACCCTCTTCCACGGCGGCAGGGCATCAGAAACGACTGCGTCCGATACGTCAGGGATGACAAGCTCGAAGCCGGCAGGGAAAATGTAGATGTTGCGGTACTGTATGTTTGCCGCCATCAGCTTGTCCTTGTGCGCGGCGTTGCCCATCTGCGAGTAGGCGATGCTATCCCACATATCACCCTGCTTTGTCGTGTAGGTTTTCATCGCATCGCCCTCCTCGCACGTTCGGTATTGATGTCTTCGAGGACATCGACGATAAGCTCGCGGAGCTCCTCATTATTCCGCCGCATGATGCCCTCAATCTCCGCCGCATTGGCAGCGCCTGAGATGTTATATTGGGGCGCGACGGTGACAGAAATGCCGCCTGTGCCGCCGATTGACTCCGCTGCCACCGGCTCGCGGGCTGACAGCGCGTTCATCAATTGCGGAGCCAGCGCGACAAGGCTGAATGATTTGACACTCTCGGCAGCAGCCTTGCTCATTGTTGCAACAAGTTCAGGCTGCATGTTCGCCACACCGCCCAGGAATCCCTGCATGGCATACTCGCCGCGCTCCATAAACACCTTGGACGGGCTCCGTATTTGGAGCTTATTGTCGATTGCTTCAATCGCTTTTTCAGCAATCCGTTCGTATGCCCTCTGGACAGCAGGCAACATATCCTCGGCGCCCGCGATGAAGCCCTCGATGGTTCGCCTGCCCTTCTCCGCCGCCTCGACGTTTAAATCCATTTCCTCTATCGTCTTTTCGACTTCCTGCTGGAGAACGTCGAGCTTTGCGGTAAAATCTGTCTGAAGCTGTGCAAGGGAATCCGAGACGGTCGCCTGCTGTTCCTTTAGCTTTTGCCAATTCTGCACCATCTCGGCTAGCCGCTTGTCGCTTGCCTGTGCCATGCCGGCGATGGCGTTAACGCTTTCAGCGCTTCCATCCGCGAAGCTCGCCACCATCTCCGCCAAGCCGTCGATGTCCTTGCTTTTGTCAAGCAACTTCGACAGATTTTCGTTGTATTTCTGCCAGTAGGTGGTTTGACTTTGGATCGCTGAATTAATCTTCGAGGCACTGACAGGCACGATTTTCTCGGCCTTATCCCAAAGGTCATACTGGCCCTCAATGCTTTTATACGCCTCTTCGTATGCCTTGCCGTACTCAGCGGCGAGGATATTAAGACTGCCCTGTACGGACTCGATTTTACCCGTCAGGCGGTCGTTTGCGTTGCCCGCGCTTTCCGTCGCCTCTTCAAAGCTGACAATGGACGCGGTAAGCGCGTCTATCTGGTTTTGGTTATCCTCATAGGCGTGCCGCGCCTCTTCTGCAGCCGCCTTCGCCCGCTCCAAATTCTGCTCGGCGAGACTAAGTTCGTAGTTGTACATCTGGATCCCGCCGAATTGCTTCATGCGGGTTTCAAACGTCGCCCTAACCCTTGCGACTTCCGCCTCAGCCGCCGCGACTTCACGCAGTTGCGCCTGCATATTGTCGTATAAGGCGCCTTCCTCTGAGAGCATGGCCTTCAGTTTGTCAAAATCAGCCTGTTTGCGCTCCTGTTCAACTTGCGCCCTGACGACTTCTCGGATGGCCTCGGCGCTCAGATTAAGCGAATCGGCGTATTTGTCGTAGGCAAGGCCGAGTTCCGGCATCTGATCATTCAGGAGTTCGACGATGGCGAGGATTTCCTGCTTCGACTCGGCCGTCCGCTCCTCGGCTGTAATAAGTTCTTCAAGGCGCGCGGTCAGACTTAATACGCTCGCCTCGTGCTTATCCTGCTCGTCGGCCATAGCCTCATACGTCGCAATGAGCTCTTCATGCGCACGAATGACTTCCTTGTGTGTGGCGGCGAGCTCGGATGCCTTCTGCCGGCTTGCGTTGTATGCCTCGGTCGCTTCATCCAGCCGCTTTTTCAGCAACTGCGCCTCGGCGGACGTCTCTCCCATTTCGGCGGCAACACGCTCATACTCACGGCGCAGATCGGCGAGTTCGTAATATTGCGTGCGGGATACGGCCGTGAGTTTTGTGACGTCCTCAGTCGTCCCGCCAATAACCCCGTTTAACGCTGTAATCCCTGCGGTCAGCGCGGCGATGCCCGCGACACCGCCCATAATCGCGCCGACGACGGGCAGGGCTGCCGCAGAAAACGCCGATGTAAAGATTGTCGCAATTTTAACCGCCGCGACATACGCCGATAGACCGGCGGTTGCCGCGCCGATGATGCCGACGAATGATGTCACCGCCTTGACTACCCACGGATTTTCCTCGACAAATCGCGTGATGTTGACAAGTGCATTTTCGGCCTCTGCGGTCGCCTCTTTGATTATGGGCGTCAGGTTGTCGCCGATGGCGATTTTGAGGTTGTTATATGCGTTTTGTAATACGGTCAGCCTGCTTTGCGTCGTAGCATAGCGTTTTTCGGCCTCATTGACGAGCGCGGTGTTTTCGTTCCACGCCCTATTAGCCGTGTCAATCGTGCGGTTAAGCAGGTCGCCGGAGTTCGCGAGCGAGAGAATCATCCTTTGCATCCGCGCCTCGGTAATACCGAGTTCTTTAAGCGCGATAGTTGCGCTCATGCCGTTTCGCTCCGTCTCGCTCAGGCCGGAGATGAAAGCCTGTAAAGCGGCGACGGCGTTTGTCCCCCAGAGCTCGGAGAATTCCGCTGCGCTCATATTGGCGATGGAAGCGAATTTGTTAAGGTTTTCTCCCGTCTCGACAGCGGTCATCATCTGCGAGATTAAGCGGCTCATGCTTGTCGAGCCGGCTTGTGTCTCAATGCCGAGGGAGGTTACCGCCGCCGAAAGCGCGAGCATGTCCTTTTCGGACATGCCGGCGATAGACGCGGATGCCGCAATGCCCTGTGCCATCTCGACAATTTTTTGTTCCGTCGTGGCGTAGTTATTGCCGAGATCAACGATGGCGGACGCGAGATTGGAATAATAAGCCGGATTCATGCGCGTGATGTTCGCGAATTGCGCAAGCATCGTCGCGCCCTCGTCCGCCGTCATCGTCGTCGCCGTGGACAACATCGACATGACCGTGGCAAAGTCGAGCAGGTTCTCTTTTGCAATGCCAAGCTGTCCTGCGACTTCGGCGATGCCCGCAATTTCCGATGTTGTAACTGGGATTTCAGTTGACAGCGTTTTGATGGCCGCGCCCATTGCCGCGAGCTCGTCTTCCGTCAAGTCGGTCGTCTTGGCGACGCCCGTCATTGCTGACTCAAAATCAATCGCAGCTCGCGCGGAACCTTCAAAGTATTCATACACCTGCTTTAAGCCGGCGATAATGCCAGCCGCGGAAAGCGCGCTTGCAAGGTCGGTAATGGCGGCGGAGGCGGCCTTTCCGAATTTTTCCGCCTCTTCCGCCGCCGCCTCTTGCGTCCTTGTCAGTTCATTTATCTGCGCATCAAGCCGCCGCGATTCTTCACGCAGGTTGTCTGTATTGACGCCGGCCTCTGACAGCGAGCGGCGCAAAGTTTCAAGCCGTTCAGTCTGCTTTTCGATTGACACGGACGTCCTGTCAATCTGCATCTGCTTTGATAATAGCTTATTTTGAAGGTCAGACGATTTCTCGCCGGTCGCCTCCAACTCCGCCTTAATGTTGGCGTATTGCTGTTTTAAGAGCTCAAGGCGTTTTTGGTTCTGCTCGATGGCCGCCTGCTGTTTCTGATAGGCCGTAATGTCAGACTGTATCTTGTTAAGGGCTACAATCTCGCGTTGCATTGACGCAATCGTGCCTTGCGCGCTTTTAAAAGCACTGTTATAAGCGCTTCCGACTTGCGCATTCAGGCGAAATAGCATCTCATATTCTTTGCGCGTCGCCACCTGTAGCCCTCCTTTCTACTGTTTTTTCAGGTTTTCCACGAGCTCGTTATGCGTCGTAATCCACTTCACAAGCTCGGCAAGCGGCAAAGAAAGCCAAAATGACACGGGCGTGTGATTGTCCCGTGCAAGTATCAATGTCTGCCGTCGGAGCCATTCGCCGCCGTCCGCGACTACAACTCCGAGATTAGTAAAAAAGCGCGCGCACGACCTCTAATCTTGTTAAAATCGCGAATGCTCATAAGATCAAAAGCATCGGCGCCGATGCGCTCGGTGCAGGCGCGCGCAGCCATGCGCACGATGTACTCGATAGAATAGGCAGGAGAGACGACGATTTTCCCGCGGAGCGCGAGCTCGTTCTCAATTTCTCTGCTGTCCTTGCCGGTCAGCTTGTCCCATTCAAAGGACAATTCGGTGTATGTCCGGCCGTTATATTCAAACGGTTTCGCAAATTTGTGCGTATATACGCCGCCGCCCAGTGTTTCGCCGAGTTCCATCTCCAAATCAACCGTGTCGATGACGCCGTCGTCTTCAGTCTTGATATTTTCGATGTCAGACATGAAAATTCTCCTTTCATAGTGAAATAGTGCCCGGCCCAAAGCGAAAGCCAAGGGCCGGGCGATTTTAAGTTATCTGCCGAGGGCGGCGCGGACATCGGCCAGATAGTCCACACCGTTGACATAGAAGATATAGTTCAACGGGTCAATTTCGCGTGTCTTCACGCCGTCGATGAAAGTTGCCCAGTAGTACACGGCATACTCGCCCGACGCCTCGTTCGCGTCGTTCATTGCGACGTTTCCGCTCACCGCCCGCTTCGGCATGACGACAAAGACGTGTTTGACGGACTGAATCTTTGCCGTCCCCGTTGCCTGGTCTGCCACTTGTTGCGCAATGCGCAGATCGATAGTATGCCGGCGTGGCTCCGTCAGGGCAACGGTATGCTCCGTAGTCAGGCGGAAGTTCAGGGTTAGCGTCATCGCATCGACAAGCGCCGTCACCGCTTCGATATTACCGGCAATACCAGCGCCTGAAATGGTCTGCGTCAACAGGCTGATTTCGGGCAGGTTGGCGCTTGCCATCCCCGCATATCTCGTACTGTCCTCGTAAACCTCAAAGTTTACGATGTTTTCGCCGAATTTAGCCATTCCTTAGTCCTCCCTTCTTAGCCCTGCAGCGCGGCCTCGACGAAATCGGCGTTGTACTCAAGCACAAAATCGATTTCCTGAGCCGGCGAGGGTGGAGTCATGTAGATGTGTACTTTGACGATGCCGGCCATCAACGCCTCGTTCGGATTTTCATCGGCCTTGAATTCCACGCGCGCGCCGAGGAGATAGCCAGCACCAACGAGGCCATTGAGCCAGATGTTGCAGGTATCGACGATAGAGTCGATGTACCGCCTATTCATCGGCCTGTCAAGGCGGCTCCAAAAGGTGTTGATGAGGCTGTTGCCCACCCAATCGAACATGCGGGACACGGGAATGAGGTAGTCCTTGACGTCCGTGTTGTCAGGATAGCAGGCGGTGTAATTGCCCCAGCATCTGATACCGCCGAAAAGGTTCAGCCCGGTCACGACGCCCGCGTCATTAAGCGCGTTAGCCTGAGCGTGCGTAAGAAGAACCTCGGCGCCGCTGGAAAGCACGAGTGCGTCAGCCTTAAACGTCTTGTTGGAAGGCGACTCATACGGGACGCCGCCGTTCGACGTATCGACAGAGGCCATCAACCCGGCGAGCTGCGTGCTCATGAAAAAGCTCCGCGTACCGAGCTTGAGCTTCGGCCAGCATACGATCTGATTCTCGTCGATGAGGTTCTTCGACTCTTTCTCGGCCGCGACTTCGGAATAGTCGTCGGCAATGGCCGTGTTGATGTCGATAAGCGCCTTCGCCCGGAACATGCTGTTGATGCCCGCGGCCTTCGTCGCCATCGCCGCGGCAACGTTCGCATCGAAAGAGAACCCAGGCGCGCAAATGATGTCAGGGACAACGCCGACGGCAGCCATGCATTTCTCGATTGCCTCAAGGCCGGTAACGACAGCGGTCACATCAACGGACGCCGGCGTTACCTTGTAATAGGCGACGTTAAGCGAAGTTTCGCTATAGATTGCGCCGTTCGGGAGCAGTTCGATGACGCACTTGTCGCCGGTGTAGTATACGTCATAGTCTGTCCCTTTGGTATAGGCACTTCCCCCGCCGCCCTCAGCCTTGACGACGAGCGTTGCGTCGTTAATCGCTTCAAATGGAAGCTCGATTTTGTGGTTGCTGACAGGCATGTCAGAACCGGCCACCGCTTCGCGCATCGTCGTCATGTTGAGCAGGTTAACGAAGATGACGGGCTGACAGCCGAAGAGGACAAAGTGAGAATACATAAATTCGCAGAGCGTGTATTTTCCCCAGTCCTCGCTATAGCCGAGTTTGGCCCGCGCCTCGTCAAAACCCATGCAGATTACGGGAATTCCAACAGCCGCTGGATTCGTTGCTGCCTGAATCGGCGCAGTCCCGATTACGAAGGGAATCCCCGACGCCGCGGCAACAGGCGTTCCAATCTGCGTGGCCTGCTCGTAAACGTAAACGCCATGTTTAGTCGCCATACGTTCTTTTCCTCCTTATTTCGTAGTTGTCAGCCGCTGATAGTAAGTATTCAAAAGCGTGCCTTTCTCTTTGACTTTCAGCCTGTCCGCGGCGAAAGTTTGAGACGGAACGACAAGCTTTGCAATCAGCGGGTATTTTTCAATCTGCGGCGCGAGCATCTCAAGCACTTTATCCCGCGCGTACGGGTAGATTGTTCCGTTTTGGACTACGCCGCGGATTGTCGGCCCGATATACACGCAAAACTCGCCGATTTTCTGCATTGCCTTTTTGCTTTTGGCCTTTGCCATTGTTACCAAATCCGCACCTGCCTCTCTACCGGCGGGATAATCCATGTCGTGGCCATCTCGCCGGCGTAGTATGGGGCCGTATTTTCTGGATAAATAATCATCTCAACCCCCGCGTCGAGGTCGAGTTGGTAACGGTCAGCGATTAATACCTGTTCAAGCAGTGATATTCGCAACCGCTCCATAAGGTTAAGCAGGTCAAGCGCGCCCTCCTGTTCGTCGTCATTATAGACGCAAAAAATCGAACGGACGACAACCTGCGATGTCATCCGTTCTCCTTCCGGCCGTGTATCCCTTCCAGTGATAATTTGATGGATGATGTAAGGCGCCTTTTTTTCGGCTTTTCTGCTATCCGGCAGACGCATCATATAGACGTCAGCCGGACGACGTGTCGGTTCCTCATCTGCCTGCTGGATACGCACTTTCAGGAGTAGGTCTTTGATGGCATCCTTTGAAAACGCGCTGAGAGCTTCAAGAAAGTCAAGCCGTGTCATGTCTTATCCCCCATCCGTTAAGAATTCGGAGGACTTCATGGTCGAGACGTTCTTCGTATTTCCCCATGACGGCCTCATTGAGACGGTCAACAGCCGTTTCGTGGGCATAAAACGCCTGCACGGGCGACGGCCCATAAAGTTCTCGGACAGGGAAGCGGGCCTCCGTCTCTCTCTCGAAAACGCCTGTATGTTGCCCCATTTTCGCAACGAATGCGTGGTCGAGGGCATTTCTGGAATTTTGCCGCAAGACACGCACATAAACCCTTCCGCTTCGGTCTATGCGCGTGTCGTACTCAAGCAAAGGCACGACGTTTCCCACATAGATTATCGAGACTTCATACCCGCCCGAATCATTTCGGGTAATCATATATTTTGACCGCGTATTTCGCTTGACTTCATTTTGACCGATGTAATATTGCTCGACGATTGCCCGAACGCCGACTGTAAGGCCATGCTGCGCGGCACGCTTTAGGGCTTGCGATACTGCCTTATAAAATGCGCCCGGTATGCCCGCCAGCATTTTCTCGACGCGGTCAAGATTAACTTGCCCGATATCCTTTATGACAAGCGTCTGACTCATTCGTCAAGCGCCTCCAGTTCCAACCGCACCATGCCCATCTCGTTTACCGATGCGACGACGTAAAACTCGCGGAAGAAGTCGCCTTCGGAAATCTTAATGCGCGTGTTTTTTTCTGGGATGACGCCGCCGAGGGCCTCTGCGGCGAAATGGACGACGGTCGTGACAAGGAATATACCAGGCTCCCGCTCGCCTTCGACTTTATAGCGGCGGCCCTGCTGTTTCAGCCCTTTTAATACCATCGGGACGTTTTCATAGGTTTCGCCTTCATAAATGACATTGCGGGCCTCGGCAAAAGCGTCAACGTCGAGGAAGACGTTTATTACGTCATCGTTCAGCACATCCTTGAAGCTCATGTTACAACCGGCCCTTCAGCATTGAGGACGGGCGGGGAATCGCCGTCATCTTCGGCTTCATCACCCATGCCTTGAAGCGCTTTAATCATCTCCGCCTTCGTCATGCCGACGCGGCAAGGCAGGCCGCGCGCTTTAAGCATTTCACGAAGCTCAGAGACTTTCAGCGCTTCAAGGCTTTCTTTTTCTGACTCGGCATCCTGTTTCGTATCACCGGAAGGGACTTGCGCAAACCTAATGTCAGCCGCAGGCTTATCGACATAGCGCGCGACGCCCTCGGCAACAAGGCGCGCTTCCATGTCGGGAGGGAGGACATGCACGCCGTCCCCCGCGCTGTAAACGACGGTTGTCACGCCCTCCCGATACACAAAGTGACCGTTGATAATCTCGATTGCCATTCTTTATACTCCTTTCGTTTCTTCCTCCCGCGCCGTGCCTTATTCGATGGCTTGGAACGCAATCCACGAACCCTTGAAGTTGGGCACGGGCAGGGGGCGGGACGAGAGATAGAGTTCGCGGGTGTTGCCTGTCGGGTCGCTGACGAATTTCGGGATGCGGCGGCCGGTTCTCGTGTGGAATTCCCCATCTTCCTGCTCGACTTGCGTCACAGCGCCATACAGCATACGGCCAACCGCCGGAGCCGCGAGAATCGCCCAGCCGGGCGTGATGTACTGTACGTCGTCGCCGCTGTCGTTGGTGTATGTCTCATCGTAGCTGATGACGTTGATGTATCTGCCGCGGACATTGAGCACGCAGATAAGCGCCGCGCCCGCAGGAAGTTCACGCGGATTGACGCTGCCGAGTTCATAGCGCCGGTTGTCAAGGAATTTTTCGATGTCATCGTTGCGGATGATGACATCGGCGACTTCGGGCGAACAAATCAGGTCTGACACGGGCAGGCCGTGCGCCGTGATTTTGCGGCAAAGAGCAGCGAGGTCGGCGAGGATGTCGATGTTGCCGGACGAGGCATTCCACTTGACATTCAACGTTGCAAGGTTCGGATTGGAACCAGAATAATATTGGATAACCATTTCGTCGTATTTCGCCGCGTCGTCCGCATGGTGTTTCATGATGAGTTTATTCGTCAGGAGCAGTTCGGCGGCCATTGCCTCCTCGCGGCGGGTAATCATTTCGTCAAGTTCCTGCATGTCTTTGTAAATCAGCGCCGCCTGCCGCTGTTCGGGCGTGAGCTGAGTGAACAGCGCCTCCCCGAAGCCGCGCTTGTTCAGGTCGTCGAGCGTCAGCGGGCGCTTCGGTGCGATGTTAGGCGGCGTGTACCGCTCCATCGTGTACCCGTCGCGCAGGATTGTCACACCGCCCTTGCGCGGCACAACGAACGGGGCCAGCCGCTTGGCGCCCTCGCGGAATTCCATCAAAACGTCATCCGTGGCGAAGATGTCCGTCGTCGGATTTGTGGGGAAGTATCTGTCGCGCAAAAAAGTCTTCGGAGGGACAAGCTGTTCCGCGGAACGGATAAGTGCATGCGAAGAAAGGATATTGATGTTCATAGGTTTATCCTCCTTTTTTGTCTGATTTTTGTGTCAGTTTACGAAAGCGGGAATGCGTCGCTGATAAGGATGCCGACGTCGCGCAGGGCCTCTTTGTCCGCGTCGGTAATGGTCGCGCCGGCGGCAACAATCAGCTTGTCCAAAGCGAAATGCCCCGTACGGTAAGCCAGCGCGAGGGCATCGGCGGACGTTCCGACGGTGACATCTTCGGCGAGAATCGCGTTCGGTGTCAGCGTCTCGCCGCTCCCCGCCGCTGTCCCGTGGATGACATACTTGCCGTCGCCGTTCGTCCCGGTCGACAGGTCGAGAAGCGTGCCGCGCTTAAGTGTTACCGAGCCGGTTGCGCGGCGCACGGTAATGTGGAAAACATCCGCAGGCGGCCATGTCGAAGCAATAAGCCCGTCATGCGGGTCAATAGCCTGTCTTTCGTAGAGGTTAGGCATTCTTCAACCCTCCTTGATTTCTCAGTTTTGCATGAATGGATTAATTAAAAGCGTCGTTAAGCAGGATTCCGAGGCTTCTCATTTTTTCTTTCGTGACGTCGCCGATGCCGTCAACTGCCTT